CACCAACAACGGCAACAACAACATCAACATCTCTCGTTGTGCGCGCCCTACCATAATAGCTAACCGCCAAAGCTCCAGTAAACATGTAATCCAAACCAAAAGCGTTAAAACTCTCAACAACCCTCCTAACAAAACCCTCAAAACTTTCCAGCTTCTAAACCCCCTTCCTCCGCCTATCAAACATCAGCCGCTCCCTCACCCGCTCAATAAGCTCCTCTTCACTTATACCTGGATTCTGATCCCTAACACCGTCAGCACAAACCCTAATGCAAACATCACTCATATTAACCGCCAAATTCACCCGCTCTTCACGCTTCAACCTACACCAACCACACATAACCGCATCCAAAATAATTAAGCCCATACAAGCTTAAGAGGCATTCCCCTTAACCTTCAAACTCTTAATCAAGGCTTTAACCCGCTCCTCATCCCTCAAAAACTCCTCAATAATCGCGTTCACAAGCTGATAAATACGCAAATCGTTCAACAAAGCCAAACGCCTAACCGCCCCATGCAAATCCTCCCGAACCTCAACAACAGTCCGCCTCAAATTTTTATCCAAAGCCCTAAACCAGCCTCGCCGCCTTATATCTGCTTAAATGGTCCGTTTTGCTTCTTAAAGCGTACAAGTAGTCAGCCAACAAGGGCTTTTCACGCCCAAGCTCCAAGACGATTTCAAGCGTCTGCGTTTTTGCGTCCACATAGTATTCGGCGCTTAAAATGCGGAAGTCAGCATCCACGTTCTCGTTTGGAAGCGTAACATGGATTTTGTCTCCTGGCAAAAGAGGCGTATTCCCATAGTCTATAACCGTGCTCCGCAGTGTTAGGTATTCCGCTGGGTCTTTATAGTGAGCCAGCAAAGCCTTAGCCCTCAAAAGGCATTCGTTGTCGCTGTAAAGCTCCTCATCAGTGTCCGTCAACTCGCGAAGCCCATAAGAGTTTTGGCTTACGCTGTCTTCTTGTGTGCTGCTGTATCGGCGTCCACCAAAAAACAAGCCGTCAATCCACAAAGTGCCACTGTTAACCCCCTCAAAATCAGCGTAGAAAACCACCTTCCTTACTTGTGTCCAATCGAAGGCTGCACCATAGTAAACAGCCCATAAATCCGCATTTGCAGAACCAACCCTCACCCGATAATTAGACCACTTTTCAACGCCAANATTGAAAGTGTGATAAACAACATTGTCATTCACATCCCACAAATGCACATAGCAAGTGCCATTTACCCCGCCAGATATCTTAATCCAAAAACTTAAAAGCGGATAAAGCTCCGCGTTAACTTCCTTGCCACTGTTCAGGGTAAACATAGACGCGGCAAAATACACCTGCTGCGAATAATTCTTTATGCTTCCAGCTCCCTTAACCTTGTCCACAGTGTCAAAGCTTAATGTGCCGCCGCCACCACTCCAGACTCCATCAGAAGGCATGAGGCTTTCAGTCCAAGCATCCTTATCCAACGGAACGCTCTTGTCAGCAGCGCCGTAAATTGTTACCTTGTTACGCACGGCAGTAATATCCCTACGATACTCATACTCCTCAATTAATTCCGAAAGGCTTACGGGGCTGGTCTTGCTCAAGCGCGGGAAAAACTCGAACTTGCCATCTGGGGCTACGCGAAAGTCATAGCCTATAACGCCTTGCTTGTCAGCGGACTCCGCAATATACTTGAGAATCTCAAAAACCGGTGTGTCCTTATATTCAAGCTTCGCATAAGTCGTGTCCGTAGCCTCCACAAGCTCTGTTCCGCCACGCGCATGACTTAAACCAACATAACTATCAAGCAAATACCTAACTATATCCTCGCCTTTTTGGTTGGTGAAAGTGCCCGCAAACACGCGGCGGAAGAGACGTTCTCCCCAACATCTGCCACCCACGCGAACATAATTTTCAACAGGCGAAGACTGATATTTGACCGTTTCAATGCGGCAAGTTATAATCTGCGGAACGTTTGCGCCCCTACCAATGCAGATATATCCATCCATGCCAACAGCCAGCGGAACAGACCCGCCGGGACTATACTTTTTATCCCAATTCTGCAACAGCAAGTCGAAGCTGCTGACCTCGTTTGTGCAGCCTAAATGAACGCGGCATTGGATAACGTCGCCCTGTGGAACCGCATACTGCCCAAAGGCAATGGTCACTTTGGGAACGCTAACACTCAAGGGCTACTCCACACCTCGCCTGTAAAGCTCTTCTTCGCCTGAACGCCTTATGCTCCGGCTTCTTTCCGGCAGTTCCGCAGCAGCCTCATTGAAGCTTTGCACAGAAGCGGTTGCAGCATTCATCTGACTCGTGAAAAACCACATGGCAGCAGCCGCAGCGATTATCACGGCTATACCCACGCCCGTCAAAGCTAGGAAAGTTGCATAACTTATGTTTAGGGCGTTTTGGGCTGCGGTTGCAATCCAGCAGGCGGCAGCATAAACCTTCTGGGCTACGGCTACGCCTAGGCTTGACCGCAGGAACATGCCCATGACCGAGACAATCATCATGACGCTGTTAAATACGCGGGCTTGCTCGTCGTTTAGTAAGCCGAATTGGTGGGCTACATGCCCTATGGCTGTGCCAGCAGCACCCAAACCGGCAATGGCTGAGCCGAGGCTTTTTATGCGGACGCTTAGGGCTTCTGCGTCTGTTTGTATTCTTGCAAATTCGCTGCTTGCATGGTTGACAGCCCTTACTGTTATGGCGATTTCTCTGAAGCTCATGTTAAGCCAGCCTCCGATTTCGCAGCGTCAATTGCCTCGCAAATGATAGCCTCAAGCCTCGGCAGATGCTCCTGGAATGCTGGGTAAAGGTATGGGCGGGCTTGCATGTAACGTGTGCCAAACTCAACGAACAAAGCGTAGGTGGCTTCTGCGCCTATTTCTGCTACCCAATCGCTTATCTTTGTGTAGATGCTGCTTTGCAGATATCCAGTTTTAACCGGGGCTAGTTGTTTGGCTAGGGCTTGGACTTCTGCCGCCCAGTCTGTCAACTGTCTTTGCACATGCCTTTGCATGTTGGCATCGAACCGTTGGATGGCTTGCTTAAACTCTTCAAAGCCCGCGACTTCGCATGTTATTTCGACCGCCATTTCGCCTCACGCTCCGCCTTTTCTCGTTCTTCCTCCGTTTGCTTGTCCATTTCATTTAGAATCACGATGAATTGCTGGATTGTTTTGGCGGGCTGTTTTGCGAGTTGTCTTGGTGTCCAGCCGAACTCCTTGCAGAGGCGGAACTCTGTGAGGGCTTGGTTTGGCTTTTGTCTGCGGATGGCTCTGATAAAAAAGCGGTTTCTTCGAGGCTGATGGCATTAAGCTTGTTTACGGTTTGGCTGAAGATTTCGCCGAGTTCTACTGGTATACCCTTCTCTGAGTCTTCACTTAAAAGTTTCTCCAGTGTTATGGGTTTGTTTGGCGGCTGCTCTTTAAGGGAAGCCATTATGGTTTCTGCCTGTATTGTTACGTAGTCGCTGCTTAGGACCTGCCCTGTGGTTGGCGAGTATTTCGTGTGTTTTTGGATTATGCGGTTTCTTTTAGCCCAGCTTAATTCTGTGAAGACATATTTTCCAGCGTATTCCTCTCCGAATCTTTTGTCGATTTCTAAAACTTGTTTTCGCATTTTAGAACGCCTCACCTTTTAGGTTATGGAAACTGTTTTTGCTGTGAAGGAGGCTTTGCAGGAGACGAGTTCTTCTATGCGTGTTGGTGATGCCACTTTTTCCCATTTGCAGTTGCTGAAGACAGCCTTGTTTGTTCCGCCTAAGCCGAACTCTAGGCTGAACTCTGCATCGTTTATTATGTCTTCAAACTCTTCTTTTGTTTCGAATTCTAGGGTCAGTTCGCCTGTTAGGTTTCGGTGCCTGTGGGGCAGGTATTTGATGATGTTTCCATTTGTTTGGCGGATTACCGGCACAGCCTTCAAGTTGTTTTCAACTGTGAATTTCCAGTCTGTTACGCGGTCAAGCAGGCTTGTTTCTTTTTTGACGTAGCTTTCGTAGAATGGCACTGCTCCAGCGTAGTCTGCGTATGTTGCGCCTTCGATTTTTGATGTCCCAACAGTTAAGTCTTGTCCGATTAGTTCTGCAGTTGCTTTGACAACGTCTTCGGTGCTGCATTCAACTGTGAGTTTGTGGAATTTGCAGCCTTTGTAGAGGAGCGATGTTATGTCTGTTGCTGATGCAAATGCGCCTTTGTAGTATAGCGTTTGAATGCTTAACGACTTATCCAACTCCACTTTTGCCCATTGGAGAAAGGCTATTGGCGCTTCGCTTGGCAACGGATAACTAACTTTTAGGCTTGGCGTCCTCAAGCCTTTCTTGATTGCTTGTAAGTCGATGCTGCCCACGCCGCGAACTTTAATGTTTGAATGGTCTACTGTTGGCTCTACTGTTTCTGCTGGAATGCCAAGCATTGTGGGGTTTGTGGGCGTCTGCCCATAGGTTTCTTCCACCACATAATAGATTCGGGTTTCATGCGCTCCATATGTTGCGGGCATTTAGAAAACACCTCCTATGTCCTCGAAGGACCATGATTTTAGGGTGAATTCCGTGCAGTAGATGAAGGGTTTAAGGTTCACANGGTCAACATCACGGTAGGAAACAACATCCAGATAGGATAGGTTGCCGCCTGGACTGTTGCGGTTCTGCCTTACAATGCGGTTTACTTCTTCAACCATTTTCTGGCGAATGTAGGCGTCTTGACTCCAAACGTTAACGCGTAAGCTGCAGACACGTCTACGAAGTCTACCGCTCATTTCGATTTTTGTGTCTCTGCTTTCTGCTAAGCCAACTGTGATTTGTCCATCAACGTTTTTGAATAGTTCGCGGTCAACCCATTCTCGGCTGACAACTATGGAGGCAAGTGAACCGTCTTTTTTAACTACGTGCATGTTTTGGCTTAGAAGCCTAATAACCGTGTCAACTGGACTTTCCATTTCGCTCATGCGCCTATCAGCCTCCTGCAATTAGCTTTGAAATAGGCTGTTTCGCCCTTCCAGTCGAAGGCTTGAACGCCTAAAATTGTGTAGTCGCTGCCCTTCCGCCTAACCTTGTCATGCTGCCTCAAAGGCGCAAAAGCGTAAACGGTTATGTAGTCGTTGATTACATAGCCAGGTTCGATTAGAACTTCGTCGTTTCTTGTTGGCGAAACNATGGCTTTGATGTCTATGCCTTCGCCGTAACTAACGGTTTCACCAGNTTCTACGATGGGATAAAGCGTTAATGTTTCGCCTTTTGANCGCAAAATCTGCGTGAAACGTGTCAAAGGCTCTTCATAATTTAGGAANANCCTTGCAAGCCAGCAGACCGATGCCATAGCCTTCTTGTTTTCCACAGGGCTGTAGTCGGCGTGTTTAACGCCCCAGAACATGAACTCATCCTTATGCTTGTCGATGATTTTCATGCCATAGGCGAGACTTGGTTTGTCATGGTTTTTGCGGATTCGACAAAGGATTCCGCTTGTAACCGCATCATAATAGTCGCAAGCTGGAAAACGTGAAACAACATCTATGTAGCCAGCCCAACAGATAGCTGGGTTATAGGCTGGGTATTGTGCTGAAGCTCTGATGGTGTTGATAAAATCGTAAACTTTCTGGCACGAGAGGCTCCAGCCTTCATAATCGTATAAGCCGATTAATGCGTAGGCTAATGGGTCATCGTAAACCTCGTTTTC